GAAGGTCAGCACAGATTCTCTGGGTTTCATACCCGAGGAAACTGTGCCGCCCTACTACTTGAGATGTTTCAAGAACAGTAGGAAGAGGGGCTAGTCTCCTCACGTACTGATCAAGGAAATCAGCGGTTTTCCAGAGGCCTGCCTTATAAAAAGCATTCCTCATAGAAACGGCTGAAATCATCTCAGAAGCGTCACTCCGATGTGTCGGTAAGCTACGACGACAGTAAGTGACAGTCACGTCACTGCCATCATAGTAGTCCCGACCGCAGCTCTCTCTGAATTTCCCGGTCCAGAAAGACTTAGCGGTGTTTACTTTCATGCCATAGGCTGAAAGCTCACTCACAACGGAACGCACATATTCTGTGGGGACAATGATATCATCCCCATAGACGCGCACCAATCTCAGGATACGATGTAAATCGCTCTGAGATAAGCGTCGATTGAGCTCTCTTTGAATACCGATTAAGGTCACAGTCAGAAAGACCATAGCCTCGAAAGGGAAACAGAGAGCTGAACCCATAGACGCGAACTTGGTTAGGGGTATAACCCCAAAACCAGGTACGTCTGCCCGTGTACTGCGACAAGCAAACACAGCCTTCCGCAAGGAAGGAAAGTTTGCGAGAAGCACGTCGACGAGCAGGCTTGAGACACGGTCAGAAGCATCAGATAAGTCAATCGTCGCAAGACGACCACTTATCGATCCTTCTCTGGCCATTCGCTGGTTAGGCGTTTGGTCAGTAAACCCAACTGCATTGTTAAGGAAACTACTCCCTTCCAATGCAGGCACAAGAATTTCTAGTATGGACTGTTGTGCATATTGCATGCACGCCGGTTCCATAGCTATGATTCTTGGCGTCTTAAGCGTTTTAGGAACCGAGATCACCTTTACTGGTGTTTCGGCTTCGGGTTCGCAGAAGTCGATACGCTCGAGCTCTTCGTTGAATCCATAGTTACAGATAATGAAATCTGCGGCTGGGAAACATTCGTCGAGTCTGCGTGGCCAGGTTGACTGCTCAAACTTTGCGTTGCCGTAAAGTTTGTCGGCGGTGCTGCCTGAACCATGTTTGGGGATGAGTTCGCATTTGTGGGTCGAAAGATCCACATCAGCAAGAACACTACCCCAAAGGCGACCGCACATATCAGCAAAATCAGTGATCTTAGCTGATCCGTTGACAGATGCGGTAAACCTTTCGACTTCTGACTCACACTCGATGTACTTTGCATAAGCATTCCTTTCGCGCTCAGAAGAGCATGGTAGGAGGATCTTCTTAAACATCAGAGTAATCTGACGCACAAAGAAGATTGCAGTATGCGAAGGAGCATCAAGCAATCGACCACTAGTACGGTCAAACACCTGGTCACAGAAACCCCCGAGAAATCGAGGGAGACTGCCCCGTTTCTTAAAACTAAGAAACAGGTGAGGACCAACCACACCATCGTCAAGGGCTCTTTCAAAGTCCCTGGCAAAGGTGGGAAGGGTTATCGTTAAAAATGATACCCCTTCGTGGTTGACACGTCTCGTGATTGTTTCAAGATCACGAGTGGTGCTAGTGCAACACCATATGCTGGCATCTGCCAGCACGGACTGCGAAAGCGACATTAGGCTTTTCATCTTACCTCATAACATATGGGGTTAAAGATCCATAGCCAATGACAGGAGCACTAGCTCCTCCGCGGACATAGTCCGTATCTGACTACCGCTTTTCGGGCGGAGTCACCTCAGGTTGTTTTAGCCTCTCGACTAAAACTTTCTCAAGCTGCTGCGTGCCCTGGTGGAAAAGCCAGAGCAGAGCAACTGAAAGGGCGAGTCTCACGACTCTCCCCCGAGAAACTGGGTGATTTTAGCCCCTGACGAGGCAGTCAGATAGGTCATCATCCCATCGACAAGCTGCTTGGCCTCAGCCACAGTATAACCTGTGACTGGCACATCGACGACCAGATAGGCACTCATAGAGTACCTATTGTTCTGGCCGGCAGTGAGCGGATCGGCGGCGATCTTGGCGACGTCGAATCGAAGGCTCCGACGAATACGATTTTTCGTAGTCGTATGAGCGATCTTTTCGACGGTCAAGCCATCATTGGACTGAAATTGTCCAGTGAAGGCACCGGAGCTAACTCTCGGAAGAGAGATAGCAACGGAGTTGATCGTGATAGATTGAGGATCGGAGAATGCCATTGGCATCACTTTCTTCAGTTTAGCAGATAATTCTGCCGTGGGGTTACAGGGAGGACCCTGGGTGAGTTAGCTCTAACGAGCCAGCTAGCCTCGGGAAATTCCGAGAGCCGCTATTATGGAAAGCTGTCTCGGGGTAAAACTACCCCAATCCAGCCCAAATCCATAAGGTGTTGCAACTGCGCGCTGCTTAGTCACAGCAGACTGGGTTTGCGCAGTAGCGATAACTTGTCCGTCTTTTAGACGGAGGCCGCTACCACTCCACGTCTGTGTCCTGGTTTGTGTAGCCATGACATAGCCGTAATGCAAAATGGTGCCGTCAAGTGCAAACGACTGGAGATTATGAATAACATCTCCAGCGTTTGTGACCCAATCGACGGCCCAGGACCACGGGGCAAGTTGCCATAATACCTCAGGCGTTGGCCTAGCACCATAGAGATGCTGAGCCTGCGCCTCGTAGTACCTCCATTCGTTGACTTGTGAGTCAGGAACAGGTAGGTAATACGTAAAGGCACCTGAAAACCATACATCCACTGTATAAGTGGTGGTCTTCAGCAATTTGCCAGGTGCTTCAACACAGTTGAACGGGACAGCCGGATCACCATACCAGCTGCCCAGATCCTCAACAGATGTTGTAGTGGAAGAATATACCCGATTATGACGACGAACATGTCGACCGGAATTCCGGGCGTACCGCTGCGCCTCACGAGTGAGATGCATTGTAGTACGCGCAAAATCGGTTATATCCTTAACGAAAGGGGCCCATCCAAACTGGTAATTAAGGTAATCACTAGCTCCCTTCTTAGCAATGCGGCGTTTGCTCGCATTACCTCGAAGAAAGTTCTTTGTGATCGCCTTCCAATTCTGGATGTCAGGTACTCTGGGAAGCTCATGGAGCTCCCCAAAGAACTGACCCATTCCGCTAAGGGGTCGTGTCGGATCGGCACGCGCAATACCGGTTGTACCCCACGCATCTAATGTTGCCTGTGAAACAGGTGGCACTAGATCCGCTTTCCCAAGAGTCTTTGTATACGTCCAAGCATACAAAGGCCCATCATGGGAATAGGATATATAACCTGGTGAACGCGTGAGAATCCTTGCAGGATTCCCCGTCATCTCAGCTTTCGCTGAGTAGAACGGCCCTCCGATGTCTCTTCCTGTACGCCCTAATAGGTGCACAGGATGACCGTCGGATGACACTTCCTGAAATCCTACAAGCTTCGAAGTGTAGATCGTATCACCCGGCTGCTTTACGTTATTAACGTAAAACGACTGAGTGATGATCTCTCCAGAGCTGTCGCCCTGGAGACTCCTAGACTTGTAAGACACTTCCAGTCCTCCTTAAAGGATTTGACCAGGGGTTTGCACTAAAGCCGGTGCCCGCTGGGAAGCGGGC